TTATTCAAATTTTATTTTTTGTTTAAGGCAATCTGCAAATGCTTGTGCAATTACTTGACCATCCTCTTGGGTATAATTCTTAACATTAAAATGATGTTTAAATTCCAAACATACAGGATTGTTGGTGTTTAAATAGTACTCTGCATCCTTAGTAACTGCTTCAAATGAATTATTAAATCTGTTTTTGAAAAATTGAGAGTATCTTCTACTATAGCCGGTAGTATAGTATTCTTCAAATACCTTGTAAACTGGTTGTGAGGTAATCCCTGTTCTTGTATTCATAGCAAGGTTAACAGCGTCTACATCTCCTAATAAATCTTGAATTCCAAATGTACCAATTTGACCTCCTATTAAATCTATTGCAGCATCATAAGTTGTTTTATAATTAGCATTATAACGAACAGTGTCTCCCCCTACTGTAATTAAATCACCTGCCCATCCTGCAAGATCTTGTATCATTCCTACAGAACTATGAATTATTGCATTAAAAGTGGCCATCATATGTGCGACATCTAGTGTCAGTTTAGAAAATGGATCTATCAGGATTCTCTTTTCTTGTCCCTTCAATACGTTATCAGCTATTTTAACAAAATCTGTGTCAATAAAATCCGCTGTTAAAATCCACAATAAACCATCATATTCATCTTTTCTTAGATACTGGGCAACTAATTCATTTGCCTGTTGAGTAATATTGCCAACCGGATTAGGTTTATTTCCTTCCTTTTCAGTAACATAATCTACTGCTGTATTATATAAAACTTTTAATTGTTCGAAGAACTTATTATTTGTTGCGGAAACAAAATTATTACTATTTTCTTTATTATAAACTATAGAATTAACGCCTTTATTCTTGCCTGATGAGATATTATTATCAATCTCTATTTTCCCAGGTCCGTCCCCTATACTCCTTGTCTTTATTTGGTCAAATGCCCAATCGGTGGGAAGTGAATAGCCACGGTTACCGCTAAATCCTGAAGACATATCACATACAAAACTGCTGACCGAATAACCGGCTGCGGCCACGCGACTACAAACATTTCTCGCGCCATAAATACCAATTTGATAACCACTATTGAGTTGGGCAAATGTCCTTTTAATTGCTTTAAAATAAGGGAGTATGCGACTGGTAACCTCACCGTCAATAGCGTCGTAATCTACAGTAAAATAAATAATAGTATTTTCTTTAAAACCAAATCCCTTAGCCGCACCAACAGCTGCTCTGGCATCGAATACCCCTTGAGTTTCTGTAAAATAAGAAGCTTGAATTGAGTTTCTCTCGTAAATTGGAAATACGCTAAGCCCTGCAGCAAATATAGTCTCTAATTCAGGCAACGTCATCTGATACGATCCAGTAAGGTATCTCCCAACCGTTGTATACCCGTTGGCTTTCAAAGTTGCTGCTCTGGCAGCATTAATTGGTGTGGCACAATCACAAGCTGTTCCTTTCCTATCTTCGTCACCTTTGCTTACTAAAAGAGATGCCCAGGTCTGCATTCCAGCTACTCCATCGGCAGGTAATGCTGAAAACTTTTGAAAATTAATAAGTGCTGTTCTCATATTTTCATCGAAGATACCATCAAATCTTCCTGGATCACGATTATTACAGTACAAAGCATATTGTAAGAGCTTTACTAAATTAGCTTTTGTGCTACCCATTGAGATTGTCGGGCATTTTGATTTTGTAGCAGGTCCAAATGTTCCAGTTGGTTCTGCTATTCCTTCTTCGACCTGGAGTGCATAAATTAAAGCCTCATTAGTTTGTCGGGAGTATCTACCGTCACATGGATTAAGGCCAGTGACCTTATAATATTTCCGATTCAACTCTTGTTGAATATTACGAATTTTGGCATCTCCTACATTTACAAAAGCGTCCATATTTAATAACGCTTTAAAGATTATAGGAGTTGCAATTCCATCTTGGTTAGACAACCCTGCATCAGTTTGAAATTTTTTTATAGCAGCCTTTGTACCATCACCATAGGTTCCTGTAAAACCAGTTGGATTATATCCCTTGCAATACAATGCACCTTGAAGAATCATAATTTCATTTCTTGTTTTTTCATTCGAGGAATTAGATTCAGTTGATAATGTAGGACATTTTGCCATAGTAGCAGGTCCAAATGTTCCAGTAGTTGACGTAATTCCTTCTTCAATTTGTAATCCTGTAATCAAAGCCTCAATCACAGGCCACCCTGTTTTTCCATTTTCATCGATTTTTACATAACCTGGCTTGTTTAAGTAAACAAGATTTACCCATTGTTGAACTTTTCGTACCATTTCATCCATTGTTTCCACTCCTTATTTTTTGTTAGTAAAGTACTTTCATTTAAAGGTGGCAAACGTATGACAAAATAAGAATATCTGCTCTTACTTCAAAAGATGCAAAGAATAAAAATCAGCAAATCGCCTATGAACATAAATTTCTTTTAAAAGATTTGTAACAAAGTCGTATGCCTTGATGCTAACTTGAATAAATTAGAATATTTTTTCGGAATTTGAGTTGAATAATAGAAATTAAAAAAAGCCTCTCACAAATTCATTGAACTTGTGAGAGACTTCGATATGGTGTTACATCTGGCAAACCCTTATGTCAAACAGGGATCATAATTTTTTACATCATGCCGCCCATAATTACCACGGTTTTCGCTCGCTTTCGCACCCTTTCAATCGGTGTTATTTTTTTAGTGTGATCATGAATGGAAAAGAAACAAAAACCGCATTGTTTCAGACCCTGACGCAACTTTCGTTATTTTTGTGTTATTTTTTAAAAAATAACAGGTTTGTTTGCATCACGAACACACGTTCTTTATAATCGTCTCCAAGGAGATGAAACACAATGACCGATTTTGAGCGTAAAGTGTATCGGATTATTTTTAATATGACCCGCTTCGGGAAAAATCCCTCCATGGAACAATTGAAAAGGAAAACCGGGAAAGATGAGCAGACGATCCGTGCTGCTGTGAAGAATTTGATGAGGCAGCGCATTTTGAAGTGGGATAAGCATAAAAACAGGTGGAATTTTAAATAAAAAAGAAAGCAGGGTATCTCCCTGCTTTCTTTAGCGAATATGTAGCGAATAGTAATAATAGCGTATGTGTTTTCTAATGTGTATTCATAATACATCCAATATATATTTCCTGTCAAGCAAAAAAGCAATTATTTTACAACTTGTGCTTGATCTTCTGATTCAGTTATTTTAGCTAACCCTAATTCAGAACATAAGATTTGATTTTTGGAACTGCCCTTTAATTTACCTTTGCTTAACACTTTTGTCTCTTCAACAATAAAGCTCTTTTGTTTAAGTTCCTCTAAAATCTCACTAATAATCTCTGCTGGGGTCGATAATGTATTTATTAGATATCTTTTGAACCAACTCAAGCCTAAGAACAGATCTCCTTGTGTACCAAAGCTATCGTGCCATTTCTTTATCTCAACAAGAATTTGATTCATAAGTTTATCTCGGTCATACTGCTTTTCTTCAATACCAAGTAAACTCGCCAAATCTTCAGCATGATGAGCATAATTCTTAAATTCAATATGTTTAGGAGCGTTTTTAGCTGAATAATAAAGCTCAACTCTTTTTCCCTTGTACATTAATCTACTCATAATAGGAATCATGTCACTATCAGCTGTTACAAAAACATAACAACTAATCGAAGGATCCTTGTATGTATTTTCAATAGCATCAATACAAAGTTCAATATCTGATGCATTTTTACGATGATCCCCATCTTTTCCATTTGAATAAACATGCCTTATTTGAACACGCTTTTTTTGAAGACTTGTCATATTACTTCTTAATTTGTTAAAATCCGCATACACTCTAAATGAACGTACATTGTCTTGACCGTATCGTTCCCATAACCTTGAAAATAAATTTTTATCTTCAGATTGATAATCTGGATCATGGCTATAATTATTCATTAGAGACCAGTAAACGTTATCATAATCAACAAAAATAGCTACATTATCAAGTTTTCTTTCAGAATTAAACGTTCGATTCGAATCGTTTACCACAGATGTCATGATTTGGAATGCTGATTTAAGCTGTTCGTCAACTGCTGGTTGTGGTAATGGCTGGGCAACCGTCCCTGTTCTTTTTTCTTTTAATTCGTCCAATTAAATTCCCTCATTTCATTAGAAATAACACACATAAAAGAATTTACCATATATTCACCAATAAAAGTATATTTTTTGACTTCATACTAGCTTAAAAGTTATGTATTTCTCCCATTTACAACAAAAAAAGCCTCGTCCATTGGACGAGGCTATATCACTTCAATAATTTTTCAAGTTTCGCTTTTGTTTTCGGCCCATAAATGCCATCAGCAGGCAGCCCGTACATAGACTGGAACCGTTTGACTGCATTTGCTGTTTTCGCGCCATATGAGCCGTCAATTCCGAAGTTCTTTGCGCTCTTATCGGGGTAATAATGAAGAGCCGCCAGCGCGGTTTGAATCTGTTTTACGGCCTCCCCTCGGGTCAATGGGCTTGTCACTTTAAAAACACCCGCAGGCAGACTGAATTTTGATTTTTGAGTGGTTTTAGGCTTTGAGGCTTTTACCTTCTTTTGGCCGCCGCTTTTCAGCTCGTTATCGCTTTTGATATATGAGACATTCACATATCCGTGGAATGTCTGGCCTTTAGAATTGGTGTATTCAACATATCCCCATCCGTTGACAGTTGATCCAAGCTGATATTTTACAACCGTGCCATTCGGCAGGTTAAGCACCATGGAAGAAGAGGCGCTCCGTTGTGTACGTAAAACAAGGCCATCGCTTGAAACCACCGTGTTTTTGATGAATCTTCCTGTGTCTATATGGGTAACATCCGGATTTGATACAGGCGCCGTTACAACCACACCATCCATTCGCTTTTCAACACGGCTCTTAAAATCGTCAAACCCTTGAGAGTTGCTTACCCACGGCGCCGGGCAAATTTTATGTGTAATGTCATAATGTCGAACAATATCATTGGTTGGATCAAGTTTGTACATTTTGCACAGCTCGGCACAAACTTGTCCTGCACGGGCAATCGTATCCGGATGGAAAGTGCCGTTCTTTTCAATGCAAAGCTCCACGCCGATAGATAAGAAATTTGCATTCGGTTTCAGCGCCGCGACACCCCGGTAAGGCTGCCCGTTGACGAATTGCTGAATGTCATTCGCATGATAGGCAACCTCATTCAACGGAATGATACAAATAGCCTCTGTACGATCGACAAAGATATGTGCAGATGCAAACGTCTGTTTTTTCTCAGATAGATTTCTGTTCTGTGCGGGGAGCGTTTGGCCAAAATATCTATAATGATTGGCAGCAGGCGCGCCGGGGTTGGCCGTGTAATGCACCACAAGTTTCTTCACGCCGTTGTTTTTGATTCCCGGCCGCGTCCATTTATTAATATCAATATATTGGTTTCTGTATGCTGACATAAAATCTCTCCTATTCTGTTTTTGGATTCAAAAAAGCAGCCGGATTAACCAGCCGCCTGATCATCTTTTTCTTTTGTCTGATCGTTGTCGCTTTCAATTACGTGAAGCCGGTCAGTGATGACGGCCGGAATTTTAACGCCGATCTGCGCCAAATTCTCCGTGATGGACAGGCCCTCATTTGCGATATAAAAAAGAACGGTTCCAAAGGTCAGGACGCCGTTCAAATTTGTTATCGTATCAATAATGTTGGCGACGATGACCACCATAAAACTGAGCATCTTCCGCACATACCCAAACCACGCGCTGCGGCTCCGGAGCTGCTTCATTTTCCACGCTTTGATAATGCCGGTGATGACATCCAAGATGCTGAGGATTAGAAGCAAGTCAAGGTACTTCACCTCCCCGAAAAGATATGTTCTTGCGATCTGTAAGCTTTCAAAATTCATCCACACATGTATTCCCTCCATTTTGATCACCTCCTTCGAGGCAAAATAAAAACACCTATTCAGTTACAGGTGCTGGTTCACTATTATTTTCTTTCGCCGCTACTGCCGCATTTAATTGCTTTTCGAGTTCCTCGCGTTTATTATCTGTAAACGTGTATAGCGCTTTATATTCGGCCAGCTCATTGTTCTTCAGATTCAATTCCTGCTGTAGGGAAGCAGCTTTATATGCTGCTATTTGTAACTGGTCCTGAAGTTGCTCTTTTGTCATTTCTTGCATGCCTTTCACTCCTTACTCTTGATCGGGATACGCATTACCGCGTTCGCTTTCTGTAATTTCATCATATTCCGCTTGTGTGATGCGGCCTTTCTCAACGGCTTTTCTCATTTCAACGGTCAAAACAGTTCCGTTTTTCCAGCAATCCTCAAAAAACCCGAAAAGAGCACTTCGGTTCTCCAATGGGCTCCCCCCGTTTCCTTTTATTGATTCATTAAGAGATTGCAAACCCGCTGAAGGTCAAGAACTTGTTCCTGCAACTTTTCCTCTGTAGTCTTTTCCTTCTCTCTATCTTTTGCTTCAATATTTAATACCACGGGCTCAAGCTTCATCTTTGCCATCCTCCTTATTTTGAACATAGATTGTTATAAGCCCTTCTCGGTTGCCTTGTGGATCAACGACAATTTGAACTGGAATCATAATAAGCTTTTTGCTCCCACTGTACCCTTGATAATAACCGTCAGGCTCTACATAAGTTTTTGTGAGCAAATAACTTATTTCATCAGCCTTTATATCATGAAGGACATATAATTGATACGCTACTTTTGTTGTATCGTCCGGCTGCAGATCGAACGAAACAGCCTCCATGGGATATGTCTTGTCTCCTTTTTTTATAGAGCCGGCAGTTATTTCAATTCCCGCGCCGGTTTCTTCTATTTCGATGCCGTCCGCATAATAAAGACTCATGTTAAAATCCCTTTTTTCAACCATAAAAATTACTCCCTTATTGTGATTCGTAAAAAATAACAATTTGAACCTTTATTGTTTTTCCCGCAACTCCGGCAGTAGTCCCGGTCCCTCTCACTCCAATATCAACAGAACTGGCGCTTATATTTTCTAATCCTACCGTAACCGCATTAGAATATGCGCCAATCGCTGTACCTACCGCCGCAAAAACGTTCTCAGGCGCATAATCAAAACTATCAACAAAAGGAATGCGATTGTAGCGCGCGTACGCAGTTGCCCCTCCGTCAGGCGGCAGTTTAATGTCCCAAGTAAAGCAGTAAACCATCAAACCGTATTGTAGGCCTCCATGCTCGTCTTCTAATTCTGTAGAAACATTGCCACCCATCAATTTGAATTCGCAATTTTTTGCATTCCCTGCTACAACTTTGGTTCCCAATGGCAGCGTTAAATCTGATGCATCAACAATCGTTTTTTGGCCTGATTTCAGTCGAATGACCCCGGGGACATCAATATCTAAATTATTCGGTTTAAAGCGATAAATAGTAGCTGATCCTTCAAAAAGGGCCTGATAACGGTTATATGTGAACGGCTCTCCTATATTTTTAGGATTGGTAGTAGCAGTAAGAAGAAAAGCGTCTTCTTCAACAGCTGCCTGTCTTTCCATTTTCATATTAAAATGGCTTATAACTTGTCCAACATCTCCTATTTCTGAATACATTGAAATAGTTGGAACCGTTTCATATGCGGTTTGCTTGCCTGCGCCACGGAGCTCTATTTTGCCATCACCAATTGAAACTGTTCTGTAGATTTCATTATAGGAATCACCAGGATCAAAAAACTTTCCTTGTTCCTGCGTTATTTTCCCAGAACTAACAATCAATTTGTTGTAAACATAATGAGAGTCTCTGGTGTACTGGTAAATCTTATCGCCTTCGATATAGTATTCGGCATCTTCTGATTGTGTCAGCGCCTCGAAACGGGCCCCTTTTATGGTCACCCCCTCAATCGTGATACCTTTTAACGTCCCGACATTTATTTTGTCCGCTGAAAGGTCTTTGATCTTGGCGTTTGTTATTGAACCGTCAATGATGTGTACCGAATCAATTATTGCTTCTTTTAGATGCGCCTTTGCGATAGCCGCATTTTGAATAGCCGCTGTCCCGATAGCCGCTTCAGCTACTTTCGCACTTGTTATGGCTGCATTTTTTATATGAGCTGTTTCTATTACCGCCTTTTGGAGGTGGTCGCCATCAATAACACCATCAACCAGCTGAGTATCAAACGGGCTATAACCATAATCAGAAATGACATCGCCTTTGCGCACCTGTACCTTACGAATAACAAAGCTACAGGGCTCAGTGTTTCCGTTTCGATTATATCCGCCGATTCCAATTGTGTAATCAGAGCCGGTTTCCGGAGCAGTAAATTTGATATTAACCCTTATAAATTGGTCAGACGGAAAAGCAGAAATATCTTTCTGTTCATCGCTGCTAATCTGTATGAAAGTGCTGCCTTTTTTCAAATGAATATAACTTATGTCGGTGGTATTATTCCGTTTTATTTCAAATGACAGTGTATATTGTTGATCTTTGATCAATGCCATTCTTTGAATATTAACAGGCGATGACCTGTTCCCGCATATTCCGAAAGCTATTCTAGTTGTTCCATTGATGATCTGAGAAACAGTCATTTCATTAAATTCTTTTTCCTCAACACTGTGGCTGGTGTCCGTATAATCATAGAACCATTTAGATTTTAAAAGAGAGCCAGGTAAGATATTAGCATCATCAAAGTTTCTTGAAAGTTTATCAGCATCAACGGCCAGCTGGGCCAGTTTTTCCTTTGTGATCGCTCCGAAAACAATGTCATCAGTCAAAATGCGCTGAGTGGTCGCGGAAAACTGATCCGTGAATTCGCTCGCTGTGCCTCGTGTGTTGATTGAGCGCAAGCGATAATACCAAACTTCATTTACTCCCGTAAAATGCTCATATCCGCCTGTTTTGCCTCTGAAAATACGATTCTCTTTTAATGGAGTGAATCCATTTACTTGTGAAGCATATACCTCATAGGCTGCAATATAACTGGACGGATCATAATCCCATGTCAGGGCCACATTCTGAAACATTGCCTTGATCACTACATTCGACGGAACTGGCGGGGCTTTGTCAGGGAAACTTCCATCCGTAACCTCCCCGGCGTCCGGTTTGCTTTCCCAAGTACCGCGGTTTTTTTCTATCACGCTTTCAATTTGATCAATCCGGCCGTCTTTTTGTAATGCTGATAAAAATTGGCCGATCTCAACAACGCAAGTATTTTCAGGGTCGGTAATATCGTATTCCATTGAAATAATGCGCTGCGATGTCTCGATTGGGATAGCGAAGTTTCGATCAATTGCGATCGTTGTATCTCCCAATTCCACATGTTCGTGTTCGTGTCCCGGCACGCTCTCAAGCAGCTGCACAGACAGCTCATAATTGATTTCTGTCTTACATGCAGTCGTTATCAAATGATTATATGTGGCCTTTAAAAGCTCTTCCGGCTCCGTTATGTCTTCATCATTGTATTGGCCTTCCCTATGGATCAACTTTCCATCTTTAAGGCGCCCCAATCGTTCTAATAAATCCGGATCGCCAACCCATTCCTGGCCTAAAGGCTTATCGACCGGGTCGCCTTTTGATTTTTTCCATTCTACTTCAGAGAAATCAATAAAACGAGAATAGCCGCCCGTTTCCTCTCCTTCCTCATCCGTAGATGCTATGGATGCCCCGTAACCCCAAAGGGCTGTCACCGGGTAACTGATAACAGTCCGCCGGATATTCGTTGTATCCTTATCACTCTCAAAGCGCTTCCCGCTGTCTTTACCGCGACGGGGAAGTATTTTTATGATTCGTTTGACGACCTTATTTCCATCAAATTCTATAGTGTCCTGAAGCTCTCCGCCCCATATATTGATCACGTCAGCAATACAATCCAACGCTGTTTTTTTATAGAAGGTAGTCGAATTCACTCCAAGCTCCGCCGTTACTTCCGCCACCCATCTTGACCGAGAAAGGACGTTGTCCAGTACAAACTGAGCAGTTTTGTTAGTTGGGCGGAAATCTTTTACAAATGTTTCGGCAAGCTCCATCATGGCAGCCTCACAGGTAACCTGGGTGTTAACCTCTCCTTCTTCGTCTGCATCATCCAATTCCTTGATGACAAACAGACGCAGTACACCGTCCTTATCTCTGAACACCACTTGATTCTCTTCAAATAAGAAGCGTGCGTCAGGATGGGAGGCGTCCGCTACAAAAGAAAAAGAAGAGCCCTTGTTCAGCTCTTCCTTGTATTTCGCATCCCAGAACGTACAGGTTTCTCGTCCGTGGCTGGACAGCACTGTCAATAATTTATCATCTGGTGAAAGTATATAAATGTCAGCCATGACCGGACCTCCTTACAAATATGCCTCATTAAATTTGATGCTGCTATTATGACTGAACTTGATTTTAACTGGCGTTCTGGGCGGCAGCAGAAACCAATCTGATTGAATTTGAAGTGCTGTCATGATTAAATTACCGCTGCAAGTGACCTTTCTTTTTGCTGAATCAATTACAAGTGTGTCACCAGCGATGAAATCGTACAGCAGCTTGATCGTTTTCGATACAGATCCATCAGCATTAAGAAGAGCCACCTCATATGAAGTGGCTTTCTCTTCAAAGACGCATTCGATTGTCGGGTCTACGGCCGCATATCCCGGATTAGTGATAGTCTGAATACCTGAATTAAATTCAAAATCCTTCGCCGGGCCGTATTTTTTTGGGTCAGGACAGATAAAAGTCAATGTTGCAGTCTGAAAGCCTCCCTGTTCTTCGCCTTCTGAAATGCTTTCAAAGACAGCATTATAGACTCTGTCAGGCTCATCGTGAAAAATTAACGGTTTAGGCTCTTCAGTGTGAAGAATAAAAGTCAGTTCCTCCTGCTTTTTCTTCAGTTCTTCTTCACTACGGAAGGCAAAAAGAACCTCAATGGTTATGACTCTTACAGGAATTCTTGTGTCCCGCAGGAAACCGCCGGGGCGATTCCCGATAGTGGCTGTATTCACTTCCCTCCCTGTCACGCCTCGGCCGCCCGTGGACTTTACATAAAAGAAGGGTGATATATCAATGCCGTCAAACGTGATTTTCCATTGATTAGGCAGCAGTTCCTGATAATTGATCAATTAAATCTATCCCTCCTTGCGTTTGACCGTTTTTGTGCGTATGTTACAGGCTTTTCTACTCCTTGACCGACCTTCTTGCTGTCCATCTCAACAACAATCATCCTGTCAGGCAATTCAAGGTTCCGGATGTCCGCGCTCAATTCTTTTCTAACCGTGCCGAGTTCGCTGCTGGAAATAGATGTGTCATATGCAAAATTCAGATCCTCCTGCTGAATAGTCATGGCATCACTGACGACGCCCATAGCTTTCTGAACGGTGCCGATACCATTCTGAATCCCCACAGCGATACCGGCAGGAACCATGATCCCGACCTGATCCCGCATCAATCTGGATGGGGAGTGGATTTTCAATTTTTTCTTAATCGTTTTTTCAATTGTCGAGGCGATGGAATTTGCTTCTTTCGCCAGCTCTCCCTTCATATTCTTCATTCCAGAAATAATGCCGGCCATTGTATTTGACCCGATGGCTTTTCCGCTTTTCTTGAGAGAACCAAGCTGTTTTACATCCACTGTAAGCTCCCCAATTTTGCGGAGATAGTCATTTTTCAGAAGTGCCAGTTCTTTATTTGCGGCCGATCGTAATTCATTTATTTTCTTGGTCGTCGCGTTCTTCAACCCGGTTAATTCTTGGGTAGCCTGGTCACTGGCCAGCTTGTGCTTTTCTTTCCACAGACTGACATACTCATTTAGCTCCGAATCTGTCATGCGGGCTATTGCATTAATCTGATCAGCTGACCCGACACCCATTTCTTTCAATTCGTCTGTGAATGCCTTCGGTGCCCGGCTTGCTATTTTTGTGATGTCAGTGTTGAACGTTTTGATCTTGTCCAGCTGCTTTTTAAGATTTGAAGTCAGCTTGGAGCCGTTCACATTTTGACTTGAGACATCGTCAAATAGACCGATGGCGTTATAAATCGCGTCAGTTCGGTCTTGCAGCTCCTTTTTATAGGCATCGTTGGCCGCCTTAATATCGGCAGTCAGTTTATCATTCACTTTTTTGAATTTTGAGAGATAAGTATTGTTTGCAGAAAGAATGCCCTTGTTAAGTTTGTCAGCCGCTTTCTTTTCGGCTTCCTTCTGCTTTCTGGCCTTATCAGCCATCGTTTTTTGAGTCTGATAGATTTCCCGTTGAACCTTTATTTGCTGGTCAGAATTCAGCTTGTTCTTCTTCTTGATTTTCTCAAGCGTTTTGATATAGGTATTCCCGCTGATTTTTCCTGTATCGTATTTTGCCTCAGCTTTCTTAATCTGATCTGATACTTTCTTGGTATACGCCAGTTTCGCCTTCGCTTCCTTGCGCTGCTGCTCTTTCAGTAGCTTCTTCTGTTTATCAGAGGCGCTTTTGGATGCCTGATATATCTCGCGTTGGATTTTTCGGTTTTGCTCGCTGGTAAGCTTGTTTTGCTTCTGAATCTTCTGCAATGTTTTGATATACGTATCGGCGCCCATTTTCTTGGTGTCATACTTCACTTCAGCGTTCTTAATTTTATTGGAAACCTTTACCTCAGCCGCCTTCTGAGCCGCTTTCGCTGCTTTTGCCGCGGCCGCTTTTACTTTGCCCTGCGATTTATCAATACCAGCCGCCATACCGGTGCCGACGTGATATCCGACCTGGTCACGCATTACCCTTGACGGTGAATGGATTCCCAGAAGCTTTTTCATGCCGTTAGGAATTGCGTTTGCCATTGATTTAACTTTGCTCGCTAATGCACCCGCCATGCCGCTGATACCATTTATTAAGCCTTGTATGATGTTGCGGCCAATGGACTTGAGGTTGATGCCTCTAAAAAATTTCATGACACTATTCCAAATGCTGACGATACGTTCTTTTGTTGCTTGGATACGGTTTACGATTTGCGCTTTCATGTAACTAAATGCTGTAGAAGCCGCGCCTTTAATGCCGTTCCAAATGGACATCACTTTGCTTTTCACTGTATTCCAGAGGCTTATTACTCTGTCTCTCGTCGCTACAATTCTATTGACGATTTGCGCCCGCATGTAGTTGAAGGCTGTTACAGCTGCACTTTTTAAAGCATTCCAGACAGATGTCACTTTGCTTTTTATCGCGTTCCACAAACTGACCATTTTGTCTCTGGTTGCAATAATCCGATTCACAATTTGTGCGCGCATATAGGTGAAAGCAGTCACTGCAGCACTTTTCAGAGCATTCCATATGGACGAGACTTTACTCTTAATTGCATTCCAGATGCTGATCATTTTATCTCTCGTCGCAATGATCCTGTTAACGATCTGGGCCCGCATATACGTAAAGGCTGTGACAGCCGCCGATTTGAGACCTGACCAAATTGATGTAACGGTGTTCTTAATGCCGTTCCATATTGAAGTCGCAGTCTTTTTAATCCCATTCCAGACAGAAGAGGCAAACGATTTTATAGCATTCCAAACTGTTGTGAAAATGGTTTTGTACAGATTGAATTCCCACTTAAAAAAAGCAGATAGCCCGTTCCAAATGGTTTTAGCAGCCGAAACAATTCCATTCCAAACAGTGGAGAAGAACGACGTTATTGCGTTCCATGTTGATGTTGCCGCTGTTTTAATGCCTTCCCATACAGATTGGAGCCACTGAGATATGACACCCCAAACTTGAAGGGTGTACTGCTTGACCTTATCCCAATTGGCAATAATGAGAACAACTAAGGCTATAACCGCCGCCGTAATCCACCCGATAGGCCCCATTGCGATGACCCATGATGCTGCCATGCGCGCCGCATTTGCCGCTGCTTGAGCCGCCAGAATGACCAAGCGTTTACCAAATAAGATCATTTGCTTAATTCCTGCCGCCAACATTGACACAAATGAACTGATTTTTGCCGCAGTCCACGCCGCTGCCATACGTGTTGCTTGGGCTGCTGATTTTGCTGCTAAAACAGTTATTCTGGCAATGAAAAGTCCCATCTGCTTAATGCCGTTTTTCAGCATTGTTATAAAAGAACCGATTTTCATCGCAGTCCATGATGCTGCCATTTTCACAGCATTAGCTGTTGCTTTTGCTGCCATAACGGTATATCTCGCAATGAATTGCCCTATAGTAACTATCGCTGATTTTAATTGGGTGATCAATCCGGCCATTCTAATTCCGGATGCGGCAGAACTGAAACTCCGAATATATCGAGCAGCAGTCATAAAGTCTTTAAGCCCATTTGTTACAGCACTGACTGCTACTATCGCCGGAACAATAGCTCTTAAAGCACCGATTAATGAAATACCCGCCGCAATGAACTTCCCGATTGCCGGGTTTGCTTCCATCGCCGCATTAGTAAATTTCAAAAACCCGTTTACATTCTCCAAAATCGTTTTGCCTAGTGGAGCCATGCCAACAAGCAAGTTGATGATAGTTTTCGCGATCTGCCCCAATGTGCTCCATACTGTAGGGCCGTTGGTTTTAATATAGTCAATGAACGATTGAAATTCTTTTGTTTTCGTAACGCTGCCAGCCCACTCATTGAACCGCTTGGTCAGGTCTACGAGGGATGTCATCATGTCTTGAGACATAGGAGCGAATCCAGTAAACAGCTTTGTCAGGCCGCCCGAAAAGTTTCTGATAATCTGCAACAATTTTGGGCCGTTGGTATTTGTATACTCCACGAAAGCCTGGAATTTCTTTGAGGAGCCCAAGTTCGCTGACCATTTCACCCATGATTGCGTCATTCCTTCGATAGACTTTGTCATGCTCTTTCCGGTCGGTCCGAATGCTACGATGAGATTGAAAACTGTCCGCAAGACATTCCCGGCAGATCGGCCGAATGAAGCAAACGCCTTCGGAGCTTCTTTGTTCAGATAGGAAATGAATCTCTGCATGTCCGGAGCCTTGAAAGCCTTGTCCATGCTTTTTGCCAGTCCCACGCCCTCTTTCGCCAGCCCGTCAAACATTGGAATCAGTGAGTTAAGCGCGAGTTTGAACGTATTAAGAGACATACCGAATGTTTTTAAGATCGGCTTTTGAACCATCGTACCGATGTCCCGCCAGTTGTCTTTAAAGTCTTCGAGGTTCTTTAATGCCTCTCTCTCTTCTTTTCCAAGAGATTTTTGCAGATTATTGATCTGTTTCATGATTTTAGCGCGCTCTTTTGCGCTTGTTGCATTGTCCAGCTTCTCCTGCAGCTTGGAAAGGTCTTCGGATGCTTTGAATACACCGCTTATCGAAGTAATAGCAAGGGCGCCGAATGCCGCCGCGCCTGTTCCCGCTGTTGCAAATGCACTGGTTAACCCCATTACTCCGCCGGCTGCCACTCCGAGCATAGGGCCCAATGAGCCGATTGCTCCGACAATACTTGCAAGGGCTGGCGAGATTGCAGGAAGTAGGGACGTTAATGCCCCGGCAATTGAATGACCGATGACCGTTGAAACTGAGTTTGTGATCTTGGCAAGCCTGTTCATTGACGTTTCAAACCGATCAATTCGAGCTTCAATACTAATCCATACTCTTCTCGGCAAGGACGCCAGAGCAGCGCGAGCCGTTGCCACAGAGCGCATAAGCGCAGCCGTGTTTCCGTTTATGACCGTGGTAATTCTGTTTGGCAAAGAAGCCAAAGCTGAACGGACAGCCGAAACCCCACGCATGATAGGCGACGTGGCCGCATTAAAAGTGGTAGTTACGTTATGAGATACTGATGCTATGGCTGACCGCGCAACAGCGACAGCACGCCCTAAAGGAGTGGGATTTCCGTCTATCGTCGTTGTGATTCTGTTCGCCACCGCCGATAGCCCTGCTTTAGCGCGTGCCAATGCGGAAGATAACGGCCGCACATTCCCCATTAATTGCGTGGTGACAGTTTGGGGAATCTGTCTTAATCTTTGCTTCGCCCAATTGATGGCCCGAGTTAAAGGGTCTGAATCCGCATCTAAATCAACTCGCGTGCGTTGATGTCGATGAACAAAGTTATCTATTTGTTGCGCCGCCTGCCGTACTCTTGCCTGAAAGCTGGCAATCTCGGCGTCAACCTCGACTGTGTGATGATCAGCCATCCGGCGCATTATATCGTTGACACGATCCATACTGCGATTAAATTTTCTTGTCTGTGCTTCAACTATCGCTGTCAGTCTTTCGATCATTCCCTCACCCCATTCCTTGTCCGGATTTTGCAAAGTGGTTGCGGATTGCATCATTAAACCGCTGAACCCCTTTGGCTCGTTTGCCGAGCTCGTTTACATCTGACTTGCGCCATTTGTCGTTATCGCCAGTGATATTGCGCTCCAATTGGCGTCTGGCCTTCTTCGCATCAAACATTTTCGTTTCTTTGGGGCGCTTCTCATTCATGGCGTAACGGTGAAACATGGCGTTTCTTGCCATAAGCTCCAATTCATCTATTTCTCGCAACTTGGCCCCTTTGAGCAGAAGCTTGTACTCGTTAGGAGTCCATGACATGATTAAATCCACATCATAAACCCCGAGCCAATGTGCGGAGTTCGTAATTATTTGGTCGTAGTCGATCCCGTTCTCTCTTTGTACGCCTCTTTCATCATCTTCAAGACTTCCTTGCCGTTCTCTTCGTCCTCCAACCGTTTCGCTTCCATTTCCGGTGTTTCGTTCGGAGCCGGTTTCTTCCCTTTGTTCATCTTCTCCATCATCTTCCAGCGCTGACGGATCACACCTTTGAAAAAACCCGCTGAGTCCAGTGTCGTGAATGCTTCATTGATCATCTTGTCAATTGCCTCGCCTGTCTCGTCTTCATCAATGATTTTCATGATTGCTTCTTCAATAGCCTCAGTTGAAGGCTTTTCTTTCTTCAAGTAAGCAAGTGCGCAATCCCAAAAAGCAGAAAGATAGGAAGCCTCTTCATTCAGCAGACTCATGTAAATATTCATTGTGCCGCCTTTGCCCTTTTCGTCCTCAGTGGAGTATTTTTCGTTTGCCAATCTGTCAAAAGCAAAGTCGCAACGTGATTTGTATTCTTTATCTCCGATAGTTAAGTAAGCCATTTATAAAACCTCCGATTATTTTTGTATGTTAAAAAAGAGCCCGGGAAGCCCGGACCCTATGATTCCTTTTCTGTTCGTATCGTAAAATTGGCCGATCGTTCCGATTCCCCGGCCGAGTTCACTGCCGACACGTTAAAAATGTAGGCGGTATCCGGCTTCAGGTTAGGATTCGAGGTGTACGAATTCGTTGAGACAGTCGCTATTTTTGCGTAAAATCTGTAAATGTTGTAAGATGTCGCCCCTTTCACCGCATCCCATGAAAAACTCACCTGATTTGAAGTGGCGCTTTTCGCAGTTATATTGCGGGGTACGTTAGGGCGTAACCGCTTGTGTTTGCGTAACAATCTCAGACATTGAGGACTCGCCCGCATCGTTCACAGCAGAGACGTTGACCGTCAGTTTCGTGTCGGCCGCAATTCCTGTCAAGGTGTGGGATGTGCCTGTGACAGTTGCGTCCAGCTGCTTGCTCGCTCCCCTGTATACCTTATATGAAGTTGCCCCATCTACCGCATCCCATTTCACGGTCACGCTGTCAGTCGTAGCCGTGAACGATAGATTTTGGGGCGCATTAGGGCGTAGTGCTTTTAGTGCCGAAATCTTCAAAGCCTTTAGCGCCGGCCGATGATTTAATTGTTTCCAGCACATCATCAGGGATCGCGGGCAATTCTCCCTTAAAGGTTTTTCCTAATACCGGTAAGGTGACTGATACTTCGACAAAGCCATCCTGTGGAGAGCCTGATTCTAAACTTTCGATGATCGCATGCCCATAAACCGCAGGGTGTTTGCCCTCTGCATTTTTGTTGATATTTGCCTTCCAGACTTTAATTGCTTTTTCGTCGTCAAATGCTTTTTCAATCGCTTCTTGTCCTGGATCGATAACGGCAGCAAAATAAGTCAATTCAAAGCTTTCGTTTTTCGTACCATATCCAACGATCCGGCCTGATTTTGTGGACTCGTCTAGTGTATCTTGTTCTTTCGTGTGTGATCCTTCCGTCTGAAAGGCAATAAATAGACCTTCGCCATCTTTTGCATCCATTGGCTGCACAAAGAAAATCTCATCTTTACCGTTTAATAAATCTGGCATTTCTTTCATCCTCTCAATTGTTTATTGTGAAGCGCATTCTGAGAATGCCGTGACGCGTGTACCCGTCAATATCGGTGATCACCTGCATGCTGCGCAACTCAGAACGGCATAAAGAAAAGCCCTCTATTGTTAGGGGCCTGCTTGTTAACGCTTGAAGCATGAGGCTCAGAATCTCCATTGCTTCTTTTTTTCCGTTATAACCTGACCAGCAGTGTAAAACCACATTGATTTCTTCACCGCTGGATGTCTTGGTTTTAAATGGGGATACATCATCATCGCCCATTGTCACATAAGGCTTTTGCTGATCTTTCGGGACTGCATCAAAGACGCCCGTGACGCGCCCGTTCAGCTCTTCGTCTGTTGATAACCTCTTAAATAGAGCAGCCTGCAACGGCCACAGGGCAGATCGCATGATGACAGCTCCTTTCTATCACATTTGACTGGCAAAATACCGCATGCCTTCGTCCACCGCTGGATTCCAGAACGGTTGCGCCCGCATTCCCCGCGTGACCACCCATCTATTAAGCTTGGTGTCATAATAAACCCACGGCGTTTGCCGGCCGCCGCCTTCCTCTGCGTAAATCCCTGTTCCGTATTCCACATATACGGCATAATCGGCACCAACAGAAATAACGGCCCGTAAGCCGCCCTCTTGGTAGTCGATTTCAATTGAATTTTTCAGGTTTCCCCCGTCTATCGCGGCAGTCGGAGCATTCAGAACAGCATGGCTGTAAATCAGCTCGGCTGTGTCTGTGACCAGTTGCTTAATATCATCTATGACCCGGTTTCCGAACTCGCTTGTGGCTCTTTGCATCTGCCTGACCCATCTACCGCTCACCTCAGCCATTGCCCTTAAGCACCCCCGTAACCTGACATTTCAAATTCATAATCTCATGCATGCCGCCCTGGTCGATCGGATCTGATTTGAAAGTCAGCACCTTGTTTTCGTAGATGATCCGCATTGTCTTCTCAATATCATGGCGATACGGGAAATATACATTGCAATCAACCGGGTTCTGAAGTTGCTGAGCCTGATAATATTCCCGGGACGTAATCCCACCGACAAAGGCCTCTGTTGTGAGATAATCAGTGAATTTTTCAACATAGCCCCCGCCGCCGTCCGGCACCTCTTCCAACCGTTGAAACGTTATGACGTGCGGGAATTCTTCATAGATCATATGACTCTCAGCTTTCTGTATGGAGCAAGAAGCTTCGTAATGCTGCTTGGCAGATCTGTTTCATAAGAATATGAGACATCTCCCATACTTCGGCCGGAAAGATTGGACGGAGTCATGTTATGCTCGATCGCTTTCGCGACATACAGCTTTACCCCTGCTGGTAATTTCTCATCTCCATTGACCATGAATGAGTTGTTGCACCAGTCTTTCGCTTGATCTATGAACAGAGGTAGGACCTCGGCCAGATAGGTATCGTGGCTGTCTGTTTTTATACCAAGCATATTTTTTACGGTTTGAACATCCATAGAATCACCTACACTTCACCGAGAACAATTTTGATCAGTTCCTCTTTAGGCGCTTTGGGATCAAATTCATATTCGTTCTCCTTCAGAAAGGCAACGATTTCATCCTTATTCACCTTTTTCAATTGCTCTTCAGTCATATCAAGAAGGTTTGTACCCGGCTGTTCGTTCGGCTCTTTAGACTGTTTAGCCTCTTCCACTCTCTTAAAACCAATGTGAGAATAAACCACCTCAAAAGCCTTTTCAGTGCATTCAATGGTTTTGGAACCGTTAGATGCTTTCATATCACGCGCCGCCTCCTTCCAGTGCTTTTATCCGATTCTCTAAATCAGAAAGCTTTGCTGTCACATCGTCACCGAGTTTGGCTAAAGTAACTGCCTTGGCACCGATGTTGGCATTTTGTACACTACCGGTGCCGATGTTACGATTTTGGACAGAACCATCACCGATATTGATGTTTTTCACTTCTCCGTCGCCTATCATTTCCGAAGTGATAGTTTTAGGAGCAGGCGCAGAACCCGATAACCCGGTCACCTTCGCACCCTCTTTTATTTCAAGCTCGCCGCCGATCACCAATTTGTCGCCGTTATTAGTGTTATAGTTTTTAGATGTGTATCCCATAAGCTTACGCCTCCGTTACTGGTGTAATAGCAGCAAAAGCATCATCGGTCAATGTCATGAATCCGACTTGCTGAGTCACGCGGAGAGCAACCATATCTCTCTCATACAAGTTGATCGGGTTTCCGTCTGCATCAACAATCGTTGTCAATGTTGCATCCTCTGAGATTTTGTATTCCATGCCTTGAGGGATTCCGTAACGTGTGTAATTCCAGTCAGCCGCAAGTAATGCCGCTTTTTCGTAATCCCATGACTTAGAATCCACATATCCGATCGGAAGGCCAAGGGCTTGTTGTGTGGCGCCGCCTGTCGCATCATTGAAGATCGGAAGGCCGTTACCGTCCTTAGTGCCGCGGAGCTTTTGACGGAATCGGCGTGTTGTTGTAAAGCCGTTTACATCTTTGTCAGCGTCTTCAACAAGAGCCATGACCCCGTTTAACTCATCATATAGATTGCCAAGTGAGTTTAACGCAATTGTGTTACCAGATTCCTTGATTTTTTCAAATACAGATACGCCTTTTCCAAACGGTGAATCTACACCGAATAACGTAGCCTGATCAAATTTGATCGCAAAGGCTTCAGCGATAGCAGGGCGCATTTGTGTGAAGAAATCTGTTACAGAGTAGCGCAAGAATTCTTTAGAAACAGGGATGATGACACCCAATTTCTTTGAAATCATTTTTGCTGTTAACCATTGAGCCTTAGAAGTTTGGATTCTCTCGCCTTCTTCAACCCAGTAAGCTCCCGGTCCAGAAGCCAAGTACGTGAATTCCTTCTCCGGCTTACTCATTTCTTCATATTTTGCTAGTTTTGTGACAGCAGATTGGGTCATAAACTCTTTTAAAACCAGCGTTCCTTGTTCGGTTGGAACCTTCCCATTTACTGAGTCTTGCATTAATGCATTGTTTGGATTAAATGTTGGCATTAAAGATAGCCCTCCTTATTTTCTAATACTTGCTTCAGCTGCAAGCGAGCTGATGTCTAAATCTTGATTTGTCGGTTCATTGCTACCGGACTGGACATCACGGCCATTCTCTTGAAACTTGGATTCAATAGCCTTTTGAAGTGCAGCATTGTACTTCTCTTCGAATGCTCCGAGGTTCTTCATCGTTGATTCTTCATCCTCACCGATAAAGAATTCCACTACATCTGCCGGCAGTTGCTTTTCAGAAGCATAAGAAACAGCTTTGTTTAAAAGCTTTTCACGTTGTGCCGCTGTCTTTTGATCTTCCAGCTCCTTTTCGAGCTTCCTGATCCGCTTCTGCTCTTCTGTTTCTTCTGGATAAAGCTCTTTTACCTTTGCATCAATCAGAGCATCGAGGTTGTTCGCCTTCCACGTATCAAGACCTTTTGTAAAATGAGAATCCACCCGAGGCTGAATGAGACGTTTTCCTTCTTCTGTATCTAAAAACCCATTCACCTTGTCAGCAGACACGGCAGAAAGTTCATTCAGATACGCCTTTACATCTTCGTTTTCTTTATTTTCTTCGAGAAATTTTTTCACATCTTCTAAAGTTGGCATTACGCTTCTTCCTCCTTCGCCCTCTACAGTGCGCGCCTGTTATGAGTGCATGAAAAATAAGCCTTTTAACGTCATGCTCAGGACAAAATAAAAAGCCGCTGTTTAACGTCTTCCCTTTTCCTCAATGGATTTGTACCACTCTTCATAGGTTTGGTATGGGATTGTTTGGCCTGCCCCACTGCCGCCTTCCCTCGCCCTTCTCGTATCCGGCAGCACGCCGTTTACTTTAAAAGCAATCGTACAACGGCAATTTATGTCATCTTTCGCATTATTCATGTGCCCCGGAGACGGCCCGACTCCGCCGTAAATTGATTTGAACAGCCCATTGCGTTCTATTGTCTTCCCGTCCAGTTTCCTGTGCCCGGCTCGTGTTTTAAGATCAAGAGTAGCATTCCACATCTTTTTAAGGTTGCTCCGTTTTGAGGCCTTCTCAGCGCTTTCCATCCTCGCCGAGACTTGTACCCTATGAGCTTCTGTTCTCGCCACGTCACGGGCTTTCCTGCGGGCAAATTCGGTCGCTCTTTCAATGCGGCGGGCGATCTTGGAATAATCCTCCCCCGCTTGTAGGCCCTGTGCGACGGAAATTTGAATCTGCCGGATATAATCGTCTCTATGCCGCCTGTATATCGCTGACAAAGTCAATTCAGCTATGGGATTTAGAATGGCCTGCCGGATGACTTCGGCTGTCGGGATGCTAAAACCCAAGTTAACCACGGATTCCATTTCAAATAGATAAGCAGAACGCATATAATTCTCTAAAAACTGCTTGGCTGCTAATGCCTCAACAATAGTCAGAATGGTTTTGAAAGCCTTGTGAGATTCCTCGGCCATCCTCTCCATTTCCTTGTTCAGACGATTGTATTTGTTGGCATCGGCTAAAGTAAGCTGGCCGTCCCTACTGTACTTCTCATACAGCCGGGCAATTTGTGCATTGATCTCCTTTAAGCGAGATGCAAAAACGACATCAATCTTTTGAGCATCCTCAGTGATCATGTCGTCCAGATACTTATCAATATCATTCTGGTTCATCTTCATCACCGCCCGCGTCTGTTTCCACATCCGTTAACGGCGGCATGTTGAGCCTGTATTCCTCTTCTTCCTCTTCCATCTTCTTCAGCTCATACTGGACATCATCAACAAACGACAGCAGAGACAGGCGGGTTTCTTCGCTTACCATTCCTTTAAGCTGTCCCGTCGTGTTTGCTTCTTCCAGTACATTTGCCGGAAGGTTTCGCTTAAATCCAAACCAAACTTTTTTATAATCTTCCGCCGCCGCTTGCCTTTTAGTGCCCCATGCGGAAAAAATCAGTTTATATTGATAACGCAGAGCAGCAGTCATCTTCCGTTCCATTGTGATGCATTTGTTTTCAAGCGACATCAATTTATATTTCATCGCAACCCCTGAAACATTACCGCCAAAAGATTCATCGGAGAAATTGACCGATTTCGCAAAGCGAAGGATATTCTCTTCCAACCTATCAAGATGGTTTTCTATGATGGCATCGTTTATATCCTTTGTCAGATAGCTTACGTCATCTTTTTCGTCAAGCAATTCGAGGACTCCGCTCTTTTTGAGCTGGTCAAGCGTCTCTTCATCAGCGCCCATCCCTTTTAAAATCAGGTATGCCAGCCGGTATTGCTCAATCTCATTCGATGCATCGGACAACGTGCGGTCATACGCATCAATTAACGAAAGAACCTTTTCGGCATCTCCCTTTAGTTCCTTGTTATTCGCTAAACCGAATAAGGGGCAGCCATCAAAAAGATGCAATGTTTTTTTATCAAAAGTGAAGGCTGAGCTGTCTTTCGTACTGAAATAATAGACATATTTCTGATCATAGAATTCTGCTTTGGTCTTTCCGCCGTACACCGTGTAATATCGCAAAGCGTAAGCAGGTTCATGGATGCTTCCATCAGTAATAAAGGCGCATTCCCATGGATCAATATTTTTTATACGCTCGTTCCCAGAACGATCAACGTAAGCGAGGCGGGCGCCGTATCCGCAAATAGAGGCCATCTTCCCCCACTCGCTGTCTTCGTCAGCAATGTTATTTTCCATATTAAAATTTTCGATCAACTGTTTTATAGGTATTGCAGTGCTTGCCGCAGTGCTCTCATCAAACTCATATGCAATAGGGTGGCCGAACAAATAGCCCACCTTTGTATCAATGATTTCAGAGTCAAACGAGTTGTTAAGCTTATTGTTTACTTTGTGATCAATACGTTTTAATTTTCCTGTTTCAAAATCCTCGTATTCAATGGCTTCTCTGGATAAGATCGGAACGCCTTGAACCTCAGCCTCGTACCGTTCATAAAGCTTTTTCATTCTGTCATGATCCGGCTTATGTTCCTGAATGATCTTGTCAATCAATTCAGGCGTTATGCCGGACTGTTCAATCATGTCTATAAAATGATTCATCAGCTCACCCCTCTCCGTCTTTTCGGTTTATTATGCGAATACAGAGCGTACCGGAGTGAGTCCAGCACGTCGTCCCATTCCTTAACCGGTTCGCCTGTCTTCTGATTCCAGACGTACATAAAGATTTCTTTTTTGAACCGGTCAACTTTGTCTTCAACAACAAAAAGCTGTTCTTGTTTGAACAGCCGCGCTACTTCTTCTATACCGGATACGACAGCTTTATCAGCGTTAATAGCCCGAAGTTTTTCACGCCGGAAACGAACAACGTGTTCTGGTCGTGCCGTATCACAATAGAAATTAATGTTTCCGTACCGCTCTTTTACGCCTTTCGCTACCTTCACCCAGTAATCAATTTCCTCATGTTGCTTGGCATATTCTTCGAGCAAATAAAAACACCCCTGGTCATCTTGTCCGATTACAACAATAGAACCCGGGTGCTCATATCCCCAGTCAACGCCCGCAAAATACTTCTTGAAATTGACGCGCCTGTTTCCCAATTCCTCAGAGCTGATATAGTGGATGTCCTTATTGAAATCCTTGTATATGACCCCTTCAGGCGCCACCCAATAACCGTGTATATCCCGATCTGTAAACATGCCGCTCGGCGTCGATGCCACGATGCTCTCCACATATTCCGGATCGAGAAAATTGTTATCGAACAGCGAGAAATGGAATGACCGGATGTTCAGCCGCCCGCTTTTCAATATTTGCCCGTCTTTGTCGATATAATCCGTTTTGACGGTGTGCATCGGGTTCTCAGGGTTTGTATCCATCATGACCACAGCGCCTTTGTAGGAGCACCGGGAAATGACTTCTTTCACGAAAGAGTCATGCAAGGCAGTCGCTTCATTCAGGAATGCGCCGGCTGACGTGAACCCCCGCGCTTTTTTCCATGAATCAGCATTGGCCCCGTCAAAGCAATATACACGGTTGCCGAATATCTCAACGGCATTCGACTTGTCGAGCCTCAATTCTTTGCCCAGAATCAATTCCATATCGTTCAGGACATTTCGTTTTATGGCTGCCTGAGTAGCCCCGCCAATGATGAAGGATAGACCCATGTTTTGATACTTGCTGACGTGAGCAAGGAACGTCAAAAGGAGCACGAATGTTTTCCCTGCCCTCTTTGCACCGCTACAAATTAGAATTTTGGGTTGCTCCTTTATGAAGCTGTCCCACACTTCTTTTTGCTTTTTATTCAGTTCCATCGGCATTCACCATTTTCCTCAACATTGCAGCAATATCATTTTCTTGGGTGTTTCCGTCGCCGCCGTTAACAGCCTTCTTCGTCTTCTCGATATTTAAGCGCATTTGCTCCAATTTAAGGCGCCGTTCATCTTGCTCATGCGCCAGCTGGTCAAACTGCTTAATCAGACTCCGGAGCTCGCCCATTGCCCGAGATTGAGCGTTCAAGAATGTTGCATGACGATCCCAAGCGAATTGAAACTCCCATTCTTGCTCATCACCAAATGCTCCCGGCTTCTCTTTTTTCAAAACCTTAGTCATGTCATCTTTATCCTGCACAAACATAATGCGTTGCGCCCGTAGAATGGCCGCGTATTGGATCTGAATTTGATCCCATATCATATCAGCAGGTGAACGCTCCTGAATCTCTTCCATGATTTCAAGCGTTTCTTCCGGCAGATACTTTGAGAAGAATCCATGTGTTACAGCGTTTTGATTCCTTGCCGGAGCCGCCCCGCCGCTATTTCCTAATGCGTTTTTGTTGCCGGGTTGCCCGCCTATTTTTGTGTGCACACTTTTTTCAGAGGGTGCACACTTTTTCCTTTCCCAACCATGCCGTTGCTTCCACGATTTAATGGTGTTCACCGACACCCCGTATTTCTCGGCAAGGTCCTTGTATTTCATGCCTTTGACGTAATCCTTATACGCCTGAATGTGCTTTTCAGCCATCTACATTCACCGCCGCCCCCTTCTGATTCGTGTTTGTTTTGGAAAAGATATTCCCTCTAAACCGCGCCCACACTCAGAGGCTGTCAGCCGCCAATTGTTTTATCTGAGATTCACTGGACCCGGTTTACAGAGAACATAAAAAGCGACCCCGCTTATTAGCAGTGCCGCCGTTTTGTAATCTCTCCCACATATAAGCTAAGAAGCACCCTAACCCTTCATCAAGTGCTATGCATCCGCCGCCACATTACCTGGAATTGGCGCATATCAAGCCGCCGGGCGTCTGTTCCCAAAGATGTTACGCAAAAATTGTCGGAAGAAAACTTTCTTCATAAATAGGTGGCAACCGTAAGACGAAAAAACACCCTTTTGACAGGGTGCTCATTTCCGCCTATGTTTTTGGAAATCCAAAATATCCTCTTTCAGAAAAAGCCTGTCCCGGGGCATTTCTTTCATCGGCTCCAGTTCCCCGGTCTTTACTAACTGGTTCAGATACTGACGGGTGAACCCCAAAATCTCAAGCGCTTCACTTGTATTGAGTATCTCTTCATTCAGGAATTTCTTGATGGCGTCACGCTCTTTAGGCTTGTACATTTTTGAATCATCCTTTTTTCTCGCGATATTTCAAGTAAAGGGAAAATGCTTTCTCGATGATCGAAACAACAAATAAAATGATCAGGCTAATGTCGAGAGCCGTTTTCAATGGTCCCGCTGCCACATCCTGACGGAAAAACAACATATACGCCAAGGCGAGAAGAACAACAATATCGGTGGTGGACTGTACACTTTTCATTTTTTTGAAAGTGGCTGGCTTTCAAGTATTTTTCTTTAGTCGCCGCATTTGCTATACTTGGAGCAAGGGAGAAGCGCTACCTTCTCCCTCGGCTCAAAATCATTTGCGCTTTCTTGGACGTCTGCGTTTTTTGATTTTGGGCTTTTTTGTTTTAAGCTTTTCCCTGATGATGAGGACTTTTTCAACAACTGTGAGAGTTGTGAGGATAATCCCCAGTACCAATGCGATTTCAGCCACTTTCTTTCCCTCCTTTCTATACTCTAATTATACCTCATTTGTTTACTCACGTCAAGTAATTTATTGGGCTTTTTTCATTATTTCTCCAATAAAAAAGAGCCTATTCACGCTAAACAGAATAGGCTGTGATCTGCTCTATTTTTCATTTTCAGGCGGGAACGTTCAATGTTCTTTTGTACGGTTCCTTTTTTAATCCCCAATAACTGCGCTATCTCTTCGAATGACATGTTTTGCACAGCGTGCATCATGAATATGTCTTTTTCTCTTTCGGTAAGCACGGATAGGGCATCAGCGATTCTTTCCTTATCCCAATCACTTACCTCTCCCTCAGCCTCTTGAACGATTGAGTATTCTTCCGGCAGCGCATCAATTAAGCGCGGATCAGCAAGAATCGTCCTTTGATATGCGTCTCTTCTGTCAGCACCTCGGCGGGCGCCCGGCTGTCTTCCGTTCTGCAGCCATTCAAGAGTGAATTCAATATCTCTGATCATGCTACTGATAATCTTTTTGTCGTTGATCTGTTCAGCCGTCAGATTGACTTCGGCCGTATCTTTGTAGAGCCGATACATTTTTCTTGTTTCTCTTAAAGCTCGTTTGTATTCAATGATTAAATCCTGCATTCTGATCCTCCCCTTATTTGCGCTTAAATGCGCCGCCCTTGCCTCGTTTAAGTGTTTGCATGTTCGTGTTCATCATTTGTTGCCAGAAACGATCTGAGCGCTCCTGCGTGTTTTTATTGGGCTTTTTCTTTTTCTGCTTCATGTCATCCCTCCGCTCAAATAAAAAACGGACACCAATCAGAGCACAGTGATTCTGTGCAATGATCAGTGTCCGCAGGCTTTCCGTCTTGGACTTATTCAGTTAAAGCAGCACATATGTAGCAATGTTCCCGATGATCGCTGCGATACATATTGCAGTTAAGTGATTTCTTAGCTGTGAATCCTTTTCTTCTCCTATAACGACGATAAGAGAGATTATAAGAACCAGCAGCAGAACTATTTTAAAAGCTATTAACACTCGTCTTCCCTCTTCTCTCTATACTTATCAATATCTTGAAAAAACGCCGCGGCCGTGAATGCGATGATTGCGCCTATTAACGTGACGTTTGCTTTCATGTCCGGCCTGTATTCGTACTGGAAATAAAACCAGAAACCTAACCCCATCAGCATAAAAACTATTCTCAGCGCCATCGAATCCCCCTTATTTGATTTGAAATTTAGCTGATTCAAATGTTCCGATGTAGTTCCGCTTGCCGGAATCAGAGTAGCAGTCAAGCTGGATGACATAGGTTCCCTTTCCGGTCTTATTCCGGATCGTTTTCACGTTGAATGATTTCAGAGGCGTTGCCGTTTTGAAGCTGCCCCGCTGTACTAAATTCGTATCAGTCAGCCCGCCGCCGCTGCGCTTCTTGTATACGCCGGCCGTGTAATAAAGTGTTCTTGAGCCTTTTTTCTCGGCTTTCCAGTCCACCGTTGAGGCGCCGGCCGTGTAAGTCGCCGCATCCGTAAATACCCGGGCACTGTACCCGGATTCATTTTGCCAGCCGGACCATGCGGCGGAAGCAGACGGCGCAACGGCCGCCGCTCCCATAAGTAATGCTGCTGATAGAATGATTGATTTGAATAGTTTTTTCATTCCCCATCACCCCATCGGTTCTCCAAGTATTATTTTATCGTCGTAACCTTCACTAACTTTAAAATCAGATAAATATTCTTCACTTATAGATAAAGCAACCTTGCTGTCTAAATCAAATTCAAGTAACTGTTTAATCAAATCGCGATTCGTCATTCTCCATCATCCTCCTTTTTAAGTCCCATCATCACTAACTTTTCATTGAGATGCTCCATATCACATTCACGGCATAAGTCTCTGAAAACTGGGAAAGTATGTTTCTTGTATTCTTTCCTGCAACGCCTGCACTTGCTCACCCTCTTTCATCCTCCATATCATGTCCGCTTATTGAATGAATGCCCAAACCCGAAAGATCATCCGGTCTGTAGTCTCTTTTTTGTGAAGCCTCGTCTTCGGGATGATTTCCTTCATTGACGAATTTTTCGAACTCAACCCCTGATTTGAATCGCAATTCATTTAGACATATCTCACACAGAGTAATGGTTGTGGTATGGTCGTTGTCATCAGTGAACGAAACTGATCTTACTGCTTTTTTGAACGAATGCAGTGTGCACGTTTTCTTCATAGGTATAGGCCTTGTAAATTCAATCATTTTGCTTTTTCTCCTTTTCTCTTTGTTCCTCTAGCAATGTTTCTATTGTCATCCCGGTATGCTTCAGAATTTCGTCAATAGCATGACGGACACCTTGTGTGAACTGCGTTTCACGCAACAAAGAACCGTGCGTCAAGGAAAGGACCATAATATTTTTCTTTAATATTTCTAGCTGTTTGTCTGGTGTCAATCTAAGAATTTCTTTCATTTTTTCGACCGAATGGCCGCTATTGAACCAGTCGCCATTTTTCAATTCAACCCGAGAACCTTCGGGAATTTCTTTGATGGCCGCTATATCCTTTCTGTCAAAAGCCCATAATATTTCCGAGCCGCGCCAGATTTTAATGTCTTTGCTCATTTTTCTTTCGTACTCCCTCTGAGTTATTGGGTCGAAAAATATTTCCGGTTGCGCTTCAGGTTCTATTTCCGCAAATACTTGGTCCATTGATTTAAAAAGAACAGCAGCCGTCAAAGGTTCATCATTCGGCTTTTTGGCTGTTATAGCCATCATGGAGTTGTACGGCTCAGGGAATAGTGCAGTCTTCATTCCGCGCCCTCCTTCTTTTCCGGCGGCCACCATCCACGAACCAAGTACCCGCTGATAACTGCGGAAACTGCCACACAATTTATTCTCAAACTTTGATTGTCGAAATACTGATCCAGAATTGCTCCTATGGAATTGGCAATGACCGACATCATGAGAAGCATCAACATTCTAAATGTGAATTTCATTCCATCACCCCCAGAAATAATTCACGGCACTCACAGCGCCATATACGATCCAAGAGAGGGCGAAAAACAGGATTCGCCAGTTCTGCCCCCGGATCATTTTGTTTTGTTCCTGAATCGTTCGCGCTAAATCTTCGTTACGCGTTTCCAGTTCGATGCATCTTGCTTGAAGCTCTTCGTTTTCCGTCATTGTTCTGCGCCCTCCTTCTTAACTATCCATTTATTAACGAAGTAACCACTGATGAAACCACCCGACGTTACGAACCCTGTTTTGATATAATCATTTCCGTAATGATGGCTTAGTAAAGCGCCCGCCATAGTGAATATCATCGGCACCAGAAAAATAATGGCCATTCTATTGATCTGCTTCACTCCGCACCCTCCAATAACTCGGGATTTTGGTAAACGTCGCCGATGACTTTATTTGTCGCCGTCTCAGAAAACAACGGTCGGCACTCTTCTTTTATCTCATTGACGATGCACCATGAGCCGTCAATCATTTTCACTTCGCCTATGAACGGTTCCGGCCCAAACAAACCGCCGGGCGCTGTTTCCTCCTGTTTAACGATATCGCCCGCATAAATCCGCTTCAGTCTCGAGTGTGTTTGAAACTGATCAGTTCCATTCATGAGAACGGATTTTAAGTCTCCGCTGTGTGCGATCACACCATAACCTCTTAACCATACGGACCATCCGAAAACTTTTCCTTCAATTGAACCCAATTCACCGATGGAAAGGCATATGCCTTCATCACCGCAATAACACATCTGCTCGCCGTCCCAAACTCTGCATGCTTTGTTCATAGGAGCGAACCGTCCATTTTAAGTACTTTGAAATCCGGGTCATTGAACACTTTCGAAATAAAGTCATAGCCCGCGCAAGTGCCGTCATAATCTTGTATTTGAGAAAACATAACAAGCGCATAGTCTCGTTCCACTTCTCGGATTTCATCGTCTTGAAAATTTTCGTAATCGTCCGTGTCAGAAATATACTCGTTGTAAATCCTTTCAGCATCCGCCTCGTCTTTCGCTTTGATAAGCGCGTAATATGGATCATGGATTTCATAGAATTTCATTGTTCTTCCCCCTTCAATTGTTTGGACGACTGAAATGATCGGGTTGTCTGTGTGGTTCATTCCTCTGCCCCCGGTATAACTTTTTTGATCATTTTCAAAGCGAGAGAAGCTATGTCTTTCACATCTGTTACGCGGAAACATTTTCTCTCTTCTGTATCGCACAGAGGAATTTTTATGGCTATGTTGGACTGTTCATAGATTTTATATGTGCTAGTTTTTCTATTGCACAATGCACATGGTTTACTTTCCGTTGATGAGATGCTCCCTATTTTCATTTCCCGCTCCCCCTATTTCCGTCCGCCGACGGTATCATTTAGATTGTTTTGCAGCAGAAACATAAGATAGTTCCTGCCGTTATCACCGTACTTCTGTTCAAATACTTCAATTGCTTGCTGGAGAATTGGCTTGTAATCTTGTTTAACTGTCACACGCCACACATCCCTTCGCATTCATTCAAAAAGTGATCTATGTCAAGCTGATCCTCATTGAAATTCACTTCCTCCAATGGCCGGCCTGACTTATGGAGAAAGGCGTTATTTTTAAATCGCGGCAGCTTCCGGATAAGCCGGTCAATTTCCACCGCATCTTGCCAAGAGGCCGGGTCTTTCATCTTCATATCACGCCAGGCGTTGAAGTCATGAAAAGGGCAGCCGATACAGCTGGACTTTGCCGGTGTTCCAAGTCCCTCGCGCTCAACGTATGTAATGCAGCGCGACCGATCTATGAAGGCCACATCAACCAAAGGATGCTCGGCAACTTGCCAGCTTTCCCGGCTTGGCTTAACCCGCTGAATTTCATCAGTGCTGATTCCTTTCCAGAGGTGAACAACTTCTTTGATGCGCTGCCTCGGCTTGTACCCGAGCAATGAACGGATTTTCCGGTTAACCGGCAATATTTTGTATTCATTTGTACATTGCCGGCGGGCGATGCCTATTTCACCTTTTGAATCCCGCGTGAAGAATGGGATACTGGCGAAACGGTCACCTGTCTCAGAGCCTTGTACAATGTCATCACGAATGTTCCCGTTATCAGTGAAGATGATCTCCCGCCCGTAAGTTGCCTTGATATGCTCGTTTATTTTCCCGATCCAGTTGTAAACGTGTTGCGGCTCCCATCCGGTATCCGAGAAAATAATGTAATCGGGTATAATGCCGTTTATCTCACCTTTCAACGCCATGAGAAGAAGGGCCGTTGATTGTGTGCCTCCCCCGTAGGAGAGGACGTGAATATGTTTTTTGCCATCGTCGTACTGCTGTTTAATCATCCCTTAACCCCCGATCAAATTCGGCAGCACAGAGACAGCGAAGAAGAAAAGCCCCACGCATGCCCCGACCAGCCAGATATTTGTTTTATCCCGTTTAGCGATAATGGTATCGCCGATCATTTTCAGATCGTCAGACCGAGCGACGAGCGTCGGGATGTAGTCCGGGTGAACCTTTAAAAGCTCGGCCGCCTGCTCGACCGTCATCGCTTCGTCCTTCGTGGCCTTCACGTTCCGTTGCAGTTCTACTTGTAATGGCATCACTCCGCAGCCCCCTCCATGTCATAAACTTCAATCGGCGGCATTTCGCCAAGCATGCTGAATATGATTCTTCTTTTCTCAATAAGACTTTTATCAAGATCAGCCGCACTTTGCTTTTTAATGATTTTGATTAAATCCTCACCGACACTTTCAAAAAGTTTTAGTGTGTCTTCTTTGTCGAGTGTCTTTTGATAGATTGAAGGGGTCATCGGAATTTTAAGGACCTGTAGTCCGGTTGTTACCTCTGACACGTTAATATGATCGAAAGTTGGAATCGCGCAGAAACGGTATTTCCCAACTTGAATTTCATGGCCAACCGCCGGCTTCCATTTGCCGTCCTTTGGCTTGCGTGTATTACTAAAAGCTAGATAGAACTTCTTCACTTTTTTGTCTACTGTAATTTTCATTCCGCAGCCCCCTCCAATGCTTTTCTGGCCGTTTGCCCTCCGTCGAGTTCGACAGCAGGCGGACAGTCTTCAAATTCGTTTGTATACGTCGTTTCATTGGCGTAAAATTCTAATGCGTTTCTATAACGCTTGTTCTCCGCCTGTAGCAACTTAATATCTTCCTGAGCCTGCCGAAACTGAATGACCGTGACATCCTGCTGGCGCTGGTGTTCCCGATTCATAGCCTGTTGCATGATTAATTCTTCCGCGAGCTTTTCGGCTGCTGCTTCTAAAGAAATTTGCTCAGGTGTACTGGCCGCCGTTTTCGAAAGGGTGCAAATGTAAGAGCCGGTATATAAAACCTCACCTTTTGACAAATTGATTTTGAATTCTTTCATGCCCGGGCCTCCCGGTCTAAAAGACATGTTTTGCATACAACCCATTGAGCTGAATAATATATTTTTCCGCAGCGTTCACACTTGCGGGCAATCTCGTTTTGATACATTTTCCGTTCCTCCCCCGCAGGGGAAAACCCCTGCTATTTGAATTTGTGGCCGATCTCGTAATCACAACGAGCCAGGCCGCCTTTTATTGTTTGAATGATTGTTTTACCGTGTTCCGGGGCGTCCATTAGATGAGCAGTCCCTTCAGTGCCATCTAAAACGATGATGCGGACTTTCCCCGGCTCGATGCTTTGCTGAATAGTTGTTTCATGATTTTTTATTTCTGTTGGCTTGTTCACTCTGGCCGCCCCCTGTGCTATGATAGAAGTACCAGTTCATATCAAAGGCACTGAGGCGCAGCTTCGGTGCTTTTATACGTTTTACGACGGAAGCCGCATCGTTACGCCGGCAGATGGCTTTAATTCCTCGCGGTAGATGATCGGATGCTTTTCGACGTATGCCGCCAACTGCTCCGGCGTCATTTTCCACTCTTTAACTGGACCAGGCTTGTATGGATTGATTTTTTCTTGCATAGCGATAACCTCCTGAATTGATTTTTGGTATTTCTGAACCTCCGAGCTTTTTGCAATCCGCTCCCATGCGGCTGGCGCATCGGTTGTATTCGGAACAGAGCGTCATGCAGGCCATTAGCTTATCTTCTTCCTGCACCCACAACGGCCGATCGTCTGCGATTACCACGTTTTGCAGTGGTCTTCCCCGCCTTTCTTTTGAGTTTTTTCAGCTCGTCCAGCTCAATGAAGCCGAGTGCCTTATCCAGCGCCAGCACCTTGAGTGGCGTCTCGTAAAGCCGCTCGTACAACTTGCGTTTGATGGCAAATTCCTTTGTTTCTACACCCTTGATGTCAATAATCTCAATGCTTCCATCCAAGTTATGAACCTCAAAATCTGCAATATATTCAATCTTCCGAAAAGTCTTGCCGTTCTTTTTGAATGCCTCTTGAAGCAGGAACCGCGGCTGCAGCTTAAAATCTTTGATCTGCTTGCTCACCTTGAGCCATTTCAATTGCTCAAAGTATTTGGCTTCGGCCCGGCTGTCGAACGTGATGCCGTCCACCTGCGTTTTTCTGGCGCCGTACTTATTCGTTTGCATGTGATGCCTCCAAAAGCTCAGGATCTTTGTAAATGTTGCCGATGACTTCTGCTTTGGTGCATCTGCAGCCAGTATCGATATCACGAGTATTGTCCACATAAGCAAACAGTGGCCTTTCTCCGATATAGAAGCCCGCATAATCTTCTCGATACTCAACTTCCAAGTATTCATCAATATCTTTAGGTGGTTTGCCTGAACCGTACATGACAACCGTGACAGTTCTTTTTAAAATATCTCCCTCATAAATCTCCCGACCGTTCTTGTCTTTCAATCCGGTGTATTGCATCAAATAAAAGGGTTCATCATCTGGATTTTGGCCTAAAGAAGCAACGCGTCCATCAGATGACTTTGTAAAATCTACACGGCCTATCCAACAAAACGGACTGTCAAAATCCGGTTCAAATTCATTTTCAAACTCTTCGTCTACAATTCCGTGTGTATAGCCGCTTCTATCTTGTGAAATTTCGCTCACTCTGAACATGTGCTGATATTTATTACTCCAAGCCCGAAACTTGATTTCTCTCATTCTGCCGCCTCCATATCTCTGACTATTTCCTTATCGGCCCGTTCCCGCGTGCCGTCGTTACCTCCCGTCAATTTGTTCCCAGTGCTGAATCTGCTTTTCCTTGTACGGCGCTGTGAGGATGATGGCCGGCAGCAGGATAACCGCTTTAAGCACTGTGCATCAGCTCCATTTGTTTGATTTTTTCCTCAAGCACCCGGATCGCCGAGGTAAGGTCCTGGCCGGCCGATTGCTCGGCGGGGCCGAACAGATACATGCCGCCGGTTGCTGTGAAGTTCGCTTTTTCCGTCATTCCCAATCTCCTAACCTATGATTTAATTGCATCCGGTCGCCCTTAATGATCACCGTGTAATCTCTGCACATTTGATGAATGCGGGAGCCCAGCGCCTCGTCGATGTCCAAAATTTCGCCCGTATCAAGCTCGGAAGAGATTAGCAGAGGCTTATGATTCAGGTACCGATAATTCACAACCGATTGAATTTGTTCCACTTGCCAATCCGTCGCCCGCGGCTCCCCCTTCACTGGCTTGAATAAGTCATCAATGAACAGGACCTCAGCTTTCCGCATGGCGTCGAGCTTTGTTTCCAGCTGGTCAAAGTCATTTCGCAGATCGCCCATTCCCTCAACGTACGGGAAATACATGCAGTAAATTGATTTTTTCTTGATCAAATTGTTCATGATCGCCGTTAACAAGTGCGTTTTTCCGCTGCCCGGCTGCCCGAGCAAAGCGATGCTGTTTGAACGTTTCCCCTTGATGCTCTGAAAATCCTTATAGTATTCCACCGCGCACTCATAAGCGTCCTTGATCATGTCCGGCTTCCCGTCCTTAATGAAGTTTCCAAAAAGGAGCTTTTCGAATTCCTCCGTGATGCCGCTGGCCTTCATAAGCCGGGCGATCTTTTTCCGTTTTACACACTCACATTGCTTTGAAAATGTGGTTTTCCATTCCCGGGCCTTATCCGGCAAGCATACTTTCCCTGCAAGATAATCCTCTTCCCTGACCATTTGATCGGGGGCCAGGCTCTCCATTGTCTTGTGCTCTTTTCTCAGCTGACGTTCTGTGTCTTGGTGAATCCGGTAAACGATAATGCCCTTATCCTTGCAGTCAGAACACTCATATTCAGCCTTTTCTTCTGAGGCGGCCTGTCCCGTTGAAGATGCTGCTGACCGATCCCGGAGCTTGGTTAGAATTGCCTTCATTGCCGCGTCCATATCTTGCGTTTTGCGAGCTTCCATGCTGCTGTTTCTCCTTTCGTCTCTGGCTGAATGGGTTTGAGAGGATTGCTTCAATGTAATTCAGATTGACGTTGTTACCCTTGCTTCTGAAAGCCTGTTTCATTGCCTCCATAACTTTCTCTTCACCGTAATCATCCACCATATATCCGAGCCGCTGAACCTCCATCGTGCCAATGGTGCGGGCTGTTTTGTTTTCGAATAGTTCAAATGCGTTTTTCATTTTTTCGTCAACCTCCTGCTGTCCTAAAGGTATTGGAGCCGGGTCTATCTTCTTGTTGTAATTTCCAAGCTGTATGTACTCGGCATAATTCAACACCGTCACAATGAAACCGCGTTTTTGCGGCAGCCGGTCCAGCTTCAAATACTCTTGCTTTACCATCCGATCTAACGAGTATTTGATCTGATCAGAAGACCAGTTGAAGCGCTTGGCTAAATCTACAAGCTTAATGATTGTCTGCCCGAGCTTTAGTTCTTGATCTGCCCTGTACTCCGCCCGTTTGAATAAATAATCGTATATTGTCTCGTCTCGTGAATCTTTAAATGGCAGCCGGGGCAGGACCACATACCCCAAACCTTGCATATCCATGCCGCTCACCTACTTCCTTTCACACAGTGCTGTCAGAGCCTTGAAATCTACTTCTACTAATCTCAGAGACGGCTCATTTGTCTTTAAGTAGTCAGTCGTGTACCGGGTATACAAGTCCTTTCTCAAGTCGCGCTGAACCGTTTTGACCAGCCAGAGATAACAATGCGGGATAGGAATCCTGATCAGTTCCCTTTCCATCAGCTCACCAACTCCGAAAAATGGATGATGCTGTTCAGTTGATTAGTGGCCCGGCAATACTTGCATTTTTCGCATCGCTCTGGTTTCTCTCCGCCGTGTTTCACTTGCAAAATCCGATCCATCCGCTGCTCAATCTCTTCAAGCTCTATTTCCAGCCTGCCCTCATCAATATTGATGACAGCTTTATCAGGTGGATCTTCTTTTGAAACCCCTACGATCAGGGGCTCAAGCCATTCGCTCCGTCCAGTCATCCGTTTTTCAATCTCTGCGTAAAGCGCCATCTGAGCGATGTATCCGTATGCCTCAACAAAAGAGCAATATCCTATTTCCGGGTCCCAAACTTTCTCCCGCAATGACCGCGCTGTTTTCAGATCGGAGAAACGGCCGCCAGCTGGGTTGTATACGTCCAGCTTTCCTTTCCACGGAACACCGAACAATTCAGCAGTTACGATGACTTCCTTTTCTCCTTGAAGAACAAACATACAGAGATCATCATTTTGAATCGCCTCAATCATCAGATCAGCTAACTGATACTGCTTGTACAGCTGGCCCTTTTGTGTAAAAAGTGATGGGGTGTTCTTTTTAAATTCATCAAAAGCCTGTTCACCCTCAAGCCAGGCATGAACGTATTGGCCGAAGAGGAGCGCCTCCGATGTGGGCGGCGTCCATTCTCCGTTCAACTTTGCCATCGTGGCAGCCTCGCATTGCAAAAAGCTTTTATATTGAGAATTTGACATGTAGTGTCTATCAATCTCGTTAGAGTAATAATTCTTCTTGTTCAGCGCCGGTATCCGCATTAGCAGGATCACCCGCCTTTTCTTTACTATCAGCAGGCTTGTCAGCTTGCTCTTTCAGCTTTTTGAATTCTTCTTCAGCCTTTGATTTAGTCGCGCTAGTGGCCTTCACATTGAAGTAATCCTCTTTCTTTGCCATCCCATCACGCAGGGCCGTGTAAATACGACCAATTTTCAGGAAATCTTGCTCAGTGAAGGCATCAACATTACTGCCGATGTACTCCTGAATCATTTCCTTAGTGATGCCAAACTCTTTTTTAAAAAGGGAGAAGGCACTTCTGAGTCGGTCTTCCAGTGGTTCCTTATGTCCACTAATCAATGTTTTTTGACACATATCTACCGCCGCATCAACGATGTCGCCCGGAATCACTCCAAGTATGCAAGCACGAACCCGGCGGGCTCCTTGATTGGCAACCATTTCGTAAATATCCCTTGGATCATCAAGTTTGGTAATGGCGCCCCGTGCCTTCCGTTCATGCTTCACAGTGAAAATTTTGGTTTGCCGGGTATTCGTTTCAAGATCCCAAGCGTAAGCCATGACAGATGATTCACCGGCCTTTTGTTCCAACTCCATAATTCCGTAATCAATGTTCCCCCAGTTCTGTGCCAAGGCCTCAGCCAGCCGGATGGATGGGCCGGAAACCTTTGTGCCGCCGCGCGGATATTCATATACCGCATTCTCAGCCAATAGCCTCCGCTCGCATGCTTTTTTAATCCGGTCAAAAGCCGCGTATACGTCCCGTGGGAATTTCTTTGCGATAACCATTGCCGCTTGTACTTCTTGAGCCTGTCGGCTTACCATCGCTTCCATAGTCACGCCAGTAGCCTGCTGGGGCGCCGGCATGTAATCTGAGTAATCCACCTGTGATAATCCATTCATTGTGCTTCTGCCACCTTTCTTTTATATGCTTCCGTTCCAAGCCGCTGCCATTCCCGATAGTGATCCATTGAAGGGAAACTAAACTGCGCTTTACCGTTTTTGGAGAATACAATTGAGCCGCCGACCTGCCTTAAACGTCGCTGATCCTCCGCACGCTCACTGAATGCCACTTTAACTGCTTTAGCCATGTATAAAACCTCCATTGTTTTTTATGGGGCGTTTTGGTATAATAGGAATACAATCAATTATCAAAACGCCTTACCTAGTCCACTCTGCCAAGTGGGCTTTTTTATTGCTCATTTTTAAATTCAAAACCAAGATGCTCCTTCAGATACCGCTCAAGGTTTTCCCTCAAGATGATTTCACCCTCAGCACTATCTATCACGTAATCATCGAAAGCCGTTACTTCATCCCCAAAGTAATCCTTTTGCGTGTCCGGCTCAGTCAGTTTGTCATGCCAGTTGTTCAAGACCATCGGATTTTCAATATTCATTGTGAACACCTACTTACAACACTCAGGTGAATCCCGCGGGCCGCCATATTTAAGACAGTTTGATGTAAGCGCCCTTTATTCGTCAGCCGGTTTATATCCTCTGTAAGAACCTTGATGCTCCCTGCAAGACTGATAGCTTCTTCATAATCGCCATCCCGCAACGCCTCCGCAAGCATGATAGAGAGCCTTTCCGCCGACTCGATTTTCCTTTTTGCTGAATCTGCATCTGCTTTAAGAAACTGATTGATTTTCATACCAGCACCGCCTGCCTTTCTTCTGTTTTCGCCATTGCAACCTGACTCATTAGCGCTTTCCGCGTCCACCTTTCGGCCAGTTCCTTCATGTTCAGTCCATGACTACGGGCCAGCGAATATATCAGCGTTTTATTTGCTGGGATCAGATCAAAAATCTGCTTTATATCGGCCATGGGCAGTTCTTCAGGTTGTCGGCCTGGCCTATCGTTTGCCAACCAGCGCGCTAAATGCCTTGTTGCTTGTAATGCTTCTTCAAGCTGGTGAATCATATTGATTACCGCCGCGCTTGCACTCTCGTTAAGTGCTGGATCAATTGGCGCCGCCGTCGTCGGGTGCAATTTGAAGAGATAATGTACCAGATCAATATGTTCGTATGCCTCGCACGCCTCAAACCACTTAATGCATAATTCCGGGGTAAGCTTACTGAATCCATTTTCAACGTCCGAAACATATCGCTGATCCTTTCCCCCTATCAAATTACCGATCTGATACTGTGCAAGTCCTGCCGCTTTGCGGACACTACGCATGATCCGGGGTAGATTATGCAAATTGTATGGGTTGTTCTCCATATGTTTGCCTCCTGATATATCCAGTTGTTCACTGGTAAAATTTAATTAATGAAGGGACAAGCTAGTCCTTTTCTCGAACATTAATCTCCCCAAATTTGTGGAGATTGTTTCAAGCTGTTTCTGATGAAATGAATTTATTCACAAAATAAATCTGACCTTTTCCCGTAACCTTTGGCGTTCGGGTAGTTCTAATTGAACCATCAGGGTTATTCATTGTTCTCTTCTTAATTTCAAAGAGACCCAAATCCATACTTCGCTGTGTTGGTAGATTGAAAGACTCGCCTGTCTTACGAATTAAATAACCATTATCACGGAGCCATTGAAATAACTTGTTAGGTCCAATCTTTACGCCGTTCTGTTGAATGATTTTCGCTAACTCGCCAACAAGCACAGATGATTCAGATGCTTCCACGGCTTCGGCGAAAAGAGCTTTTGGCTTCATAGATTCAATTTGCTTATTTTGCTCCTTTAGTGCGTGAAGAGTTGTTTTGAAAAATAATTTGGTATTTTCGTCTGCGTTGGACAAATACGTCTGAATGAACTGTTCATCATTTGCGACATATCCCCCGGTTTTTCTGATTGTGGGTATAACTTCAAAGGCTAACCAATCTTGAAATTGTTCGGCAATTTGATTAGATGCTCTAAAAGCCAGCTTGTACACCAATGGTTCAGGAATAAAATCACCTTTCTCTACTTCTGGAAAGTTATCCGGAAGGTAAGTATTCACACGGCTCCATCGGATTGTTACGTTGCCACTTTTGGCAACGGTAGTGAGGCCTAAGTTCCGAGCAACTTGCTCGGCATCAAAAAGGATTTGATCATTCTCAATTTTGGCTGCAACTTCGAAAATTTCATTTTTGAATGTTTGTAAATTATTCATGCCGAAGCTCCTTTCTGATAGTATGCGGTGTTCTCAGCAACCCAACGCGTGTTGCTCTCAATCCATTTAAAAAGCAAAGTCGTAGGGATTTTTTTGCCACATTCTTCGTTAACCGGAAAATCCGGACGGGCCATCAGTTCCGCCATTTTAGTGGGACCGCACCGCAGCACCTCCATCGCTTCAGTTCTCGTCAAGATGTGAGGAAGCTCGTTCAAAGAGCTGAGCCGCTCTACCAGCATGTCTGTTGCTCTATCAGCAATTTTGGCAGCTATCTGTTCAATGAATTTCTCATCGTATTGCATAGTGAACATATAAAAAACCTCCTTTACAATGAGCTTTATAATCTCTCACTTTCATGTGGTAAAATATGCATGGAAGGTGGTGAGATTTAATGGCTTCTACTAAGGTTTACGCTTGCCTTTGTGGTGAATGGGTTGACTTGACTAGTGATCCGGACTGCAAAATAGGTGAATCTATGTCTTCTCCATACATATGGTGGGAAGAAGGTGCTTCAATTTGGAGCCCTAATTCTAAAGAAGAGCACACGATGTATCAGCAAGATTACGTTAATATTTATTACAAAAATGCTGAATATCGCATTCACCCAATGTTTATCCAAATCAAGTATTCATCCTAAATTCACGTTTAAGGTTAGCTTCTAACAGTTCTGGGTCGTCAAACTGCAATTTGGCGGCTTTAGAACTGAACAGTACATCGACATGTTGTTTAACACGGCTCCACTCGGATTGGGACATACCATTCAACAAATTTTTAATTTGTTCCAGCTTTTTTTGATCCATAACTTCGACCTCCTATACTGTTTTTTTGTAACTTTCATTCCTAAGCAGTTTTCCCGTTACCCTTTTTGTGTAACTTTTCATTAAAAAAAAGCTCATCGACTTCTTCATTCAGTAACTCGGATATTTGGTGTGCTTTTTCAAGACTTGGCTTTGTACGCCCCATTTCTATATTTGCATAACCGCTTGCGTATCTATAGCCAAGCTTTTTTGCCATAAAAGTTTGGGTCTTTCCTTGAGAAAGTCTTGTAGCCCGTAATTTTTCTAGCACTATTAACTCACCACCTTACTCTTTTCGTGTAACTCGTTAAATACATAATAATATACACAATAAGGGTAAGTCAACATATTTTTATTCTTTTTGTGTAAGTAATTATCTCTTGTGTGTAAACCGTGTTAAAATTTACACACCAAATAAAAAAAGGTGTATAATAATGGATAATATAACAGGGAAAATCTTAACTGAATTAAGAGAAAAGAAAGGCTGGAGCAAATCTTTCGTCGCAAAAAAATTAGGTATTAAAACAATGTCTACATATGCGAACTGGGAATACGGTTTAAGGAAACCAGATGGAGAAATGCTCGTTAGACTTGCAAGTTTGTATGGTGTAACAACTGATTATCTCCTAACTGGCAAAGAACCTACTTTTAATAATGACCTTTTTGATGATCCTGATCTACAGATCGCCTTTAGAGAAGCGAGTGACTTCTCAGAAGAAAGACAAAAACAAGCAATTGATTTTATAAAGTACCTCAAAGAGAAAGAAGAACGTGAAGGCCGTAAGCCTAAAAAGTAACTAACTGCCGAAACCTTTATTTATATTATTGTTATTATGTTATTTCTGTTTACTAATAAGATCAGGATTGGATCGGGATTAGAACCGAACTGGATCGGAAAAGAATTTTTCACCAGTAGGTTGAAGCCAATTATATCAAGGGAAATAGAATTCTTTCTCATCTGGATTGCATCTGGATTCAAACGGGATCTGATCAGAAAAAATATACTCAAGTGTATTACTTATAAAGGGGAAATTAAATTTGTCTTTTTTGATGGAAAATGGCGAAATCTATAACTGTCAGTTTAAAAAACGCATGAAGGCTTCTAAAAATTTCTTGAAAACTTATGAAGCAGCTAAACCTCTGATTGATGAAAGAAATGAAACAATTCATGAACTCGTTTGCGGAACTATGAAGAGTGACGCGACATGGGGGCATTTTATTGCTACAGAAAATCAAGTATATTTCATTGTCTTGAAAAAGAAAAAACCAATTTTAAAGAATTGGCCCTATAAAGAAATAATTAAAATTACTGCCAGTCGCAAGCCATTAATTGGACATAAGATTGATTTTAAAACAGCCGAAGAAGACTTAAACATCAATTCAATATCAGAAGGTGATATTGACGGCTTTATCAAATATGTTGAATCAAAAATCTCTGGCAATGAGGAAAGATACGAAAGTGAAAAAGAGGATTTAAAGAAAGAAACTAAAGAATACTATTTTAAATCAGCAAAAACAACAATCACACTTGATGGAAACTATATAAGAGTAGCAAGAAAAGGCGCTGTTAACACTATCACACGAGGGTATAGTGGGGAGAAATCTTATAGAATCAGCGAACTGTCCGGGCTTCAAATAAAAAAACCTGGATTAGTAACCTCAGGCTATTTTCAATTTTTAACGCCAGCTGCTAATGAAACAAGTGGACTCTGGGACGCAATACAAGACGATAACTCCTTCACTTTTGGCGCAAATGAACTGCCTATGGTTTTAGAAATTCAAAAATACATAGAAGAACATCAGTCTATTCCAGCTCCAACAATATCACCAGCTCCTGCCCCTACTGTATCTGCAGCTGATGAATTGAAAAAATATAAAGAATTGTTGGATATGGATGCTATCACTCAAGAAGAATATGAAATTAAAAAGAAACAGCTATTGAATTTATGACAGCCCTTCTTCCTCGGGCTTTTCTTTCACACCAAAAACAGAACATACATTCCCTACATGGTGGTGTTTTTAATGTCAATCCAGTTATCGTATCTTGAAGAAGAAGTGAAAAAAATCTATTACAAATTAAATATTGAGACTCCTGAAGACATTGATTTAGAAAGGATTGCCGCGGCATTTCGTATCTGGCTGCATTATGAGCAAAGAGAAAGCTGCATGTTTCAAATTAACGGTGAGTATAGCGTTGTCCTTGATGCTCGAGCCTCTCCGCAAGAACAGTGGCAAGACTTTGTTCATGAGCTAGGGCATGTGATTAAACATTGCGGAAACCAGTTCAACATGAATCGTATGTTTCGCCAGTTGCAAGAGTATCAGGCTAATAGCTTTATGTATCATTTCTGTGTACCTAGTTTTATGCTTGAAAAGATTTCGTTGCCACGCATGAAATCAGAGGTTATAAAATTAATAGGTGATACCTTTAATGTTACATATCAATTTGCTGCTAAACGGCTCGATATGTATACAAGAAAACAGTTCTCATTCTTGATGTATAAACAGCTCTTTAAAACTATTCATTGA